ATGGGTACTGCCATCCACGCTGAGATAGAGAAGGCAATAACAACTGCTGATCCAAAGGGTGAGAAGTATTGGGTTGAAACATCTGTTGAATACAATGGAATGAAAGCTCATATAGATTTATTTATACCAGAAACAGGAGATGTGATAGATTGGAAAACCGTTAAGGTTAAAAATCTATCTTACTTCCCATCGCTACAACAGCGTTGGCAAGTTCAGGTATATGGCTACTTGCTTGACAAGTCTGGAAAGGGGACACCCAGAACTGTTAATTTAGTAGCCATAGCCCGTGATGGTGATGAAAGAGATATAAAGGTTCATTCAGAACCTTATGATCCGAAGTTAGCAGAGGATGCTTTGAATTGGTTATCTGCTATTAAAGAAAGCGCAGATGCACCAGGGCCAGAGCGCGATCAAAACTACTGCAAGTTCTATTGCAAGTACTTTGATGAGTCGGGCGAGATGGGATGTACTGGTCTAAAAAAAGAACGTATCAAGGAAGATGAAGTATTTATAGATAATCCTGAAGTGGACACATCTGCCTTGAAGTATTTACAATTAGATACAAAGATAAAAGAACTGACTAATGAACGCGAGTCATTAAAAGCTGCGTTAGAAGGATTTACTGGTAGTACCAATAGCGGTGTATCCATTACTTGGAGCACTGTTAGTGGTAGAGAATCAGTAGATACCGAAGAGGTTGAGAAACTTCTCGGTTTCATACCAAAGAAACAAGGACAGGAATCAACAAGGTTATCTGTCAAACATACTGGAGGTAAGTAAATGGCTGCACCGGAAAGCACAAAGTTCCAAATCAACTACAAGTTAGGTGATGGAACTCTAGTAAATATTTATGCAACTAGTCAGGCTGAATTAGAGGCATCTCTAACTTCAATTGCTGACGTAGCAACATTAGTAACATCAACTGGCACTGCACTTGGTGCTACTGCACAACCAAGTGGTGGAGCAATTGCCTATGCTAAGAAAGCACTAGGCGCTTCTGCTGTATCTGCAACAGATGCAACTGCACCTGATTGTAAGCACGGCTCAATGGCATTTCGTTCAGGCGTAGGACAGAAAGGTCCTTGGAAAGGCTGGATGTGTGCTGCACCTAAAGGTGCTGTAGACAAGTGTGAGACTGTCTGGATTAGATAAACTATGCGGGTTCCTTGGAAGTATGAGAACCCAGCTTGCGCTGAAGTAGGAGTGGATTTTTTCTATCCTGAAGTAGAGGATGCAGATAGAACCCATAACCAACTAGTAGTAAAAATCTGTCAGAGATGTCCCCATTTAGCAGAGTGTGCTGAGTGGGGTATTAACAGAGAACGCTTTGGTACTTGGGGCGGTATCGCTGCTTCAAAAAGAAAAGCAATCAGACAGGCTAGAGGAATAACCCTTCCTAGAGAGGAACACGTTGCTTAATTTAAATAGGGCGTGGCGTGGTAGTAATATCAACGCAACACCATTACCTGATGTGTGGAAAGATCTTGCTTTAAAGCAGATCAAGTTCCGCAGAGGTCAGGTATGTATGGTTGCCGCCGCACCCAATGCTGGTAAGAGTATGTTTGCTCTTATCTATGCAGTTAAAGCAAAGGTTCCAACTTTATTTTTCTCAGCCGATACTGATACAGCAACTGTGATGATGAGAGCAGCCTCTCACCTATCAGGACACAGTCAGCTACTGGTGGAAGGTAACTTAACTAGTAACCGTCATTACTACGATAAGCACCTAGACAATATGTCTAACATACAGTTCGTCTTTGACTCATCACCATCACTAGATGATATTGAGTTAGAGATCAAGGCTTATGTTGAATTGTTTGGTATTCCACCAGAGTTGATTGTTATTGATAACTTAATGAATGTGGTGGCTGAATCTGATAATGAATGGGCAGGACTAAGAGCTATTATGGTGGACTTCCACGATATGGCTCGTAAGACTGAGGCTTGTGTGATGGTATTACACCACGTTTCAGAACAAACTGAGTATGGTAAAACTACATTCCCACCAGCTCGTAGGGCTATTCACGGCAAGGTATCTCAACTACCTGCATTGATACTTACCCTTGGTTTTGATCCTTTAGATCAAACTTTAAAGGTTGCACCAGTTAAGAATAGGTTTGGTCCACACTCAGCAGATGGTTCAGATTTTGCTACTCTATTTGTAAACTATGGTGTGTGTCAGATCAGTGATGCAGATGAGTATGGTCGTATGTATAGAAGGGATGCCCTACTAAATGTCGGCCAAGTACAATAAGCAAAAGGGTTCTCAGTTTGAAGTTGATGTAATGAAATGGTTTAGAAAGATGGGCGCAGTAGCTGAACGCTTGCGCTTATCAGGAGCAGAGGATGAGGGTGATCTAGTAGTTATAGTTGCCGGTGAAACCTACATCTTTGAATTAAAGAATACTAAGAAGTTAAACTTGAAGGAGTTTTGGGATGAAGCGCAAACAGAAGCTATTAATTACGCTAAGCATCGTAGCATTAATAAGCCTTTATCTTATGTACTATACAAAAGAAGAAACGCAGGAATAGAAAAGACTTGGGTAATCCAAGACCTAACACAATGGCTAGAGGAGAAACAATGACACCAGTACCAGAAGGAATAATAACTACAACAGATATACTTCAACCAGTAGTAGAAGAAGTAGTACCAGTTACAGAAGAGGTTAAGGAAGAAGAATGATTTGCGAAGTATGTAAGTCAGGTGGTGAGCTGAATAAGATTGGTCAGTTCAAACGCGCTACTACTATGCACAAGAAATGCAAGGAGGATTGTGGATGTCAGCATCAGACTGGACCAGGAGTAGGAAGCCTAGCCTTCGCAATGGCAGAACCGATGCGAACTCAATACCCATTGGAGTAATAGTTGCCCACTATGGCGGTGAGGTAAGAGAAGGTAGGGCTTGCTCTGTAAGGTGTGTATTGCATAGCGACAGTAGAAGAAGTGCAGTAATTAATACGCAGGAGAATTTATATTTTTGTCATACCTGCGGTAAGGGTGGCAATGCAGTAAACATTATTAGTATCAAAGAGAATATGGAGTTTAAAGATGCTCTCGCCCGTGCAATTGAAATCATCGCTGGAAGCGGCGGTTCAGTACAACAAGGATCTAAACGAAGAAGCGGTAGCGTTTCTCGCAGGTCGTGGGATCTCTAAAGAAATAGCTGACCAGTACCTTTTAGGTTATATAAAAGAACCTGCTGCAACCCACGAGAATTATCAGGGCTGGCTATCCATACCTTATATAACAGTGCTTGGACATTGTGTTGGTTTTAAGTTTAGAAGATTAGATGATGGTAAACCTAAGTATGGAGCACCATTAGGTCAGAAGGGTCATCTCTATAATGTTAACGATATTGTTTTAACTAGTGAGTACATAGCAGTATGTGAAGGTGAGCTAGATACAATCATTTGTTCTGCGATACTAGGTATACCAGCAGTTGGAGTTCCTGGTGTTGCTGCTTGGAAGCCACACTTTACTAGGATGTTTACCGGTTATGGAAAGATTTATATTATTGGTGATAATGATATTAAAGAAGATGGTTCTAATCCAGGTGCAGAGTTTTCAAGGAGAGTGGCTCAGGAGGTAATGAACTCTTCAATCGTGTCGCTACCTGCTGGACTAGACCTCAATGACCTATACTTATCAAAGGGTATAGAAGAGACAAAACGGACAATTGGAGTGCCTAATGTATGAAGAACTCAGATCTGATGGTACTAGCAGAATGGTTGGCGACCTTAGGGATTTATATAATCAAGATAGATTACGTCAAAGGAACAATAGAGATAGCGCCACCGAAGGTAAGAGAATAGATGATGAGTTCATCGCCAATATGTGGGCTGTTATGGATGCAGCAGGTAATTTACTTATCAGTAAGCACCACGATTACGGTCCATTAAATATAGCAAGATCACCTGGTGGTCCTATCAATGGGCTAAGAGTGCGTATGTGGGACAAGATTGCTCGTATAAATAATTTAGTAGATAGTAATGTTAAGCCAAGTAATGAATCATTACGAGATTCTTTTATGGATCTACTTAACTATTCAGCTATTGCAATGATGGTATTGGATGGCAACTGGCCCGAAGTTCAGGCTCTGGACTGTGAATGACACCAGAGTTACACCCAACTCTTTATGAGTTAGTACCTTCAGTTACTTACACTATTGTTAGTAAGTTTAAGGGCTGGGTTGATACTGATGATGTAAGACAAGAGTGTTATCTCTGGGCTATTGGTCGTGGTCAACAGTTTACTGATCTACTTAATGAACCTAACCCTGATAAGCGTGAGCAGAATGAAAGGCGCATTGCCTATCAGATGCGTAGAGTTGCAGAAAGATATGCTCGTAAAGAGAAAGCTCGTAAGGCTGGATATAAAGTAGGAGATGAAGCCTTCTACGATACAACAATTATTGCTCAGTTAATTCCATTTGTTATTGCTTCCATTGTTAATGGCACAGTGCTAGAGCAAGCACAAGAGATGATCAACGATGGTACACCTCGTAAGCAGTCAACACCTGCTGAAGGTGGCAACCTATTAGCTATCCTAATTGATATTAAGAAACAATACTTAAAGTTAGAGCAAGAAGATAAGACTATATTACAGATGAGATACCACGATAACTTTACTTTACAACAGATAGGTCAGTACTTAGAGTGTGCTACCTCTACTGCTGATCGTAGATGCACCTCAGCTCTGCGTAGATTACAAAACAAATTAGGTGGTGAAACACCTTGGGCATAGAGTTAAAAGAACCAGAGCTGCTTGACTATCTTAAAGAGTTCTACTACTCAGACTTAGAGAAGTCGGAAGAGTTTGATAACTGGGATTGTATATCACTAGAGCATAAGATGTTTATAGAATTAAAATCCCGTAAGACTCACTACCCTGATCTACTTATTGAAGAGAGTAAGTATCAGGGTTTAATTATGGCAGCAGGTATCAGATCACTTACACCTTGGTATATCAACGCCACACCTGAAGGTATATGGGGCTTTAACTTATCAGAAATACCTCAACCTAAGTGGGAGGATAAGTGGCTACCTATTACTACTGAGTTTGCAAACAAGGCTAGTCGTACTAAACTAGTAGGGTTCTTAAAGCTAGAAGATGGGATACTATTTTGATATACGAATATGAATGTCCTGGTGGTGATGAGAGTATCAGTATTGAAAGATCTGTTAATGCACCCGAAGAAAACTATAGGTGTTCAACCTGTGGTGCTACGCTCAGGCGTATCTACACACCACCCGCTATTGCTTTTAAAGGTAGTGGCTTCTATACTACAGACAAATGAGCTACCCAAATTGGTTTGTACAAACCGCACAGAATAATTTTACTACCTATCTATCAGAGTATGCAGGTAAACCTAACCTGCGCTTCTTACAACTAGGTGTATACACAGGAGACGCTAGTGTGTGGTTATGTAATAACATTCTAACCGATAAGAGTTCAATACTAATTGATGTTGATACTTGGGCTGGAAGTGATGAGGAAAGCCACGCCGAGATAGACTTCAGCGATGTTGAGCGGGTATACAAAGAGAAGATTAATAATTTAACTGTTGTATCTGTGGTCAGTGATACTGTTGAATATCTAATCAGACAACGCAATAACTTTATGAACTCATATGATTTTATTTATATTGATGCAGACCACACAGCAGTTAGTGTGCTAATGGATGCTGAACTTAGCTGGCCCTTGTTAAAGTCCGGTGGCATTATGGCCTTTGATGATTACACTTGGGGTCGTAATCTACCACCATCTAAGACACCTCGCCCTGGCATACTTTTATTTACTGAGCGACACAAGGCTGAGCTGGACACATTAGTTATCAACGATCAGTACTGGATTAGAAAAAAATAATCTGTTATACTTATAGTACAAGGCTGGATCCTATATCCAGTTGAGTGCTGGCAATAGCCTCTACGGTTCCTATCCCGTAGGGGTTTTTGTCTTCAAGAAAGTAGAAAGCCCCGCCAGGAAGGGTTGGCAGGGCTATCTTTATAGTGATCGGAGAGAACCGATCAAGAGTTAGATACTAACATAGCTTTCTCTAGACAATCAAGACACTTGCTCTGACCCTCTGCTACTAGGTCATCACCACACTCATTACAAGTATCAATAATATCGGTGCTTGAGAAAGAAACTTTTTGCTTTGCAAGGTGTGCCGTATCGCTTAGAAATATATTTAGCACCTCGCAAGATCTGATACTCAGGTCTACTATCTGTTTCTCTAAGGAGTTGAGCAATTCCGTAAGCACTTGATCCTCTTTGGTTCTTTGCGAAATTATCAAACCGACTTTCAGCGGTCCAAAGGGACTCAAGGCACTCCCACTCTCTCCCTCTCCAGCCCCAACCAGCCGCAGCGTAGTCTTTGGCGAGCTTTCTATTCCGATCTTTCTCATCTTTAGTTGCCTTCCTATTCTCTATTACACCGTGAGGGATTTGTCCTACTGGTGGTGGAAATAATTTACTTTCTCCTACTAGCAGTAGTCCTAGTGCGACCACTAATATCAAGCCATTTCTTATTACTTTCCTCATCAGCACTCATCTCCTCTTCTAAGTAGGTGCGATACACATTTGGATAGTCATTACCCAAACGCGCCAACGCCCTGTCCCTAGCTCTGCGATAGTTTCTCTGACGAACGGCTTGTGCCTTCGCCGTTTCTATTCTTTTTTTAACTCTATCCATTAAACCCACCTGTCCATACAATTAGCTATAGTAGATAATACTATAGGTGTTATCTCTATTTGGGAGGACACTTCCTTAGCATCTTCCTCATCTGTTAGCCACTCTTGGACATAGATTTTACTACCAGTAGGGCTATTCCTATACCATTTCAGGGCTTCTAAGGCGTTCTCTCCTCCCCATATGGCTATATTTTGTGGGTCAGCTACCTCATAGAATATAATTCTCTTTACTGACCCGTTGCGTAGCTCCAACACATTACTCACTCGCTCCCTCTCTCTCTCTTGATTATTTTATCTTCACAATCTGAGCAGGTGTAAGAGTGATACTCAGCGTAGTCATACTCACTCGCACACTCTTTACACTTTACTATGTCTAACTCTACCCCAGTATGGGCATACTCATCTCCTGATAGGTAGCGTGGTTCACTCATAAGTGCCCTTAAATCTATCGGCAATTATCTTACATACGCCATCTATAATTTCATCACTAAACCCATCAAGGTAAGTAATTAAATCTGATTGTATTTGCTCTGATAATTCCTCCATTATCTCACCTCCTCCACTACTACATCATCATAACCTCTGTTAAACCAATCGCTTGCTATTGAGATAGCTTTACTTTGAGTTAAAAGGTGAGAGTTTACTTCGCCACCGCCCACCCATACTGTCCAGCTTGGCACTTCCTCTCTCTCACTTTCATCTATTGACTTGACCATATCGTTAATACTCATAGCCTTTAGGATATCTCTCTTACTCACTTCGCTAGCTCTCTCTCTACTATCTCCTGATAGTGGTCGTTCCACCACAGTTTTGCTGTATCACTTATCTCAGCACCCCACCATAGGTTGGTGATAGCTTCGTCTATCTCTTTCAGTTCCTTCTTCATTAGTTATTCTCCCAAGTTAGATCGTCTAAGTAATGTGTAAAGCTCATACCCTCGTGAGCTTCGCTGTCCCACTCAACTACCCAAGCGGGCGTGGTATTAGGCACTCTCCAATAAGTATCATAGCCAGTAAACTCATCATAGAATAGAGTGAGTTCATACTCGTTGCCCTCATACTCAAAGTAGACATACCGCTTCCACCCTGTTTCCTCGTGTTCTTTACCTTTGATTACTATCTGTCCCTCTAGGTATTGTTTCATCTTGCTCATACCTCTATCTCCTCTCCCTCTACATAGCCCTCAGCTAATACACCTTCAAAAAAGTCCCATATTTTCATAAGTCCTTCTCTTAGATCAGGCTCTCCCATATCTATTGCCATTAACTCAGCAAGCCTTAGCGTTGAGCCAAAGCCTTGTATATCTTTATACTTATGTCCGAGCATTATCTTGCACCTTCTCTCTCTTGTAGTTGTTTTATATCTTCATCAGTTGCACAATCATCACAAAGGTAATTGCCTTCGTAATCCTTAGCTATCCACCACCATTGAGCATTGGTTATCTCCCACCCACAGGATTTGCAGATAAACTTTCTCATACTCTCGCCTCCTCATCTTCAAATTGAGAAGACAGACTTTCAAATCCAGCATTAGGATTTATGTGGTTAGTTGATACTGCCTGAATAAAGCGCAACGAACAACTGTCCATATACCAATCCTCAACCAATAAAAACATCTCATCAGTAGACATTTGATCAGTAGTGATTAGTGTGTCGTATCCATATTCACGCATTAGTTCTATCTGCTCACTATCCATAAGGATATAAATCTTGTGGCAGTTATCCCAAGCGATACCCTTGCAATCGTTTATACGCTCATAAACTAGATCAGGATTTTTCATCGCTCACACCCTCCACAATCGGCGCGTAAACAATCTCCGCATATAATTATGCTCATTGTTTTGTTGTCTTCGCTGTGTTTATATCCGCACTCATTACACATTATTTGCCCCCGATAGTAGTTGGATAACACTTATCAATACTTCCCCAGCAGTAGCCGTCCCCCACCCAATTGATATGGGTTGCAACATAATAAAGCGTTGCCAGTAGCAAAAACACAAAAGCTACCCTGACTAGCCTTCTCACTCTGTAATAGTTTGGTGATCTCATTATGCGTTCACCATTTCCTCTGTATTAGTGAAGGCTTGATCTACTACCGCGTCCCAAGTAATTTGCTTTCCCGCGTATAAGTATTGAGAGTTTAACTCGGTAAAAGTTGGGTAAGATCTGCCCTCGTTTAACTCGGCTACATAATCGCTTACCTCATCTAATCCCCATAAACTCAGGGCTTGAACTTCTGCATTGATGTTGAAGTAGTAAGTTTCGCACTCGCCGTTTGCATATTCGTTGCCATAGTCCCTTAAATCTTCTAGCGAATAATCGTCCTCCGCTTGAATATATTCTGCCACCCTTCCTGCGGTGTATTTGATTTCTTTAATCCACTCAGCCCCGCCCGCACTATCGGGCAATAAGTTGAATATGTCGTAGAACTCTCCACCCTCAATTTTTGAGAGTGTGTCTAGCAGTTTCTTACCTTCCATTTGATCGCCTTCTTTCTCTCGTTTGTTTGGTGATATTCCTTTGAGAATATCCCTGCCTCTCCCCCATATAGTATCAGGAGAAAGGCAAGGACACTATCAACTGACCAGCTTTTTTAAGATCTCACCTCCTCAATCACTACCGCCTGAGCGTCCTTCGCAGCGCAGTAATTCTTAGCCTCTCCCGCCGTCCTAAACACTAAGCCCTGAAACTCAATCTCCTTTCCAAACCCGTAATAGCCCGCTACAAAATGGTAAGCCTTCTCTTGCTTTATCCAATAATAAAGATGAGCCTTCGCCGTCCCATTTATGGATTTGTAAACGCGTCCTCTCCTTATGTGCCATTTCATTATTTGACCTCCTCTTTCTCTATTATGTAAGGCTCTAGATCTTCGTATAAGTAGCCGATTAAATCAGGGTTTAGAGCCTCGCTTGCGTTCTCTGTGTCAATCGTTGCATCTTGCGCCAACTGCTCTCCGTAGTTGTCGTTTATTGCTGCTAATGCCTCCTCCTCTGAGTTGAAGATCTGCTCAGAATAGTTGGTGTATTTGTCCTCTTTGCCCTCACAGGTAAAGATCGCCCTTATGCCGTATTTATCCTCGTGCTCTAAACTATGCTTTAAAGCCTCGCTTAGAGTTGCAAAGTAATCAAAGCAAACATCACAAACGCGGGTAGTCATTTGATCGCCTTCCTTCTCACTCTCTTTAATTGTTTAGGAGAGTGCCACCTCCCACCCGCAAGGGTGAGAGATAGCCCGCCACTAAGCCTCTAAGCAGTTATCGCACTCAGCCATACAACAAGCGCAAGCACTCTCAAACCCGTGCTCGCAACACTTAGCCTCAAACTGCTCAATTTTGCCCGTTGATAAATCAAATTGGAGTTTAAGCATTATTCCTCCTCCTCATTCTCGTATGGGTCAAACTCCACCCCGTCAAAACTAAACACCTCATCTTGCCCGTTGATGCTATCCCATTCCTGAGCCTCATCTCTTAGGGCTTGTTTAGCCTCCTCTAAAGTATCTGCCTCAATTATGCAAAATGCGTCATATGAAACAGTTTTCCAGATCTCAAAAGTAGCCATTATTTCACCCCGCAAGCGGTAAGGAAACGGGCGCGATCAAAGCGGGGATTATCTTCTGCCAATTTATCGGCAAGGTTTACAGCAAGAAACTTTGCAAGATCATCACCAGCAGAACGGGCAAAAACCTCCGCAATCATTACATAGTCTTTACGGGTCATTTCTTTATTCTCCTTTTAGGCTCTTAATATGAGGCGTTTGCCCCATAAGAGAAAAATACCACACAATCCCCCATTACCTAGCATTTGAAGATGAACAACAGGTGAACAAATTAACGGGGTAAACCTCTAGTAAAGGTTGAGGGTTTGGCAAGATTAAACCTCAGGTAAAGGGTTAGGGCTGGGGGCTGGGCTGAATTGCTGGAGGGCTGGCAAGGGCTGGCAGATCGGGGGAGATGTTTAATAAAGAGTGCCGCCTATGGGTAGGCCGCCCGCCAATCTTTACCAATACGGGCGCAACTGCTAACCATAGCAAAACAGACATACCCGACAAGCCCGACAATAACGCACAAACCGACCCACCCTTGCTTAACGCCCGCGACCTGTGCTGTATACACCCCAAATAAAAATATTTGCTAAAGTGAAGCTGGCTGTATGTAGCCCGATATGTCCGTTTTGATATAGTATATCCCGTGAGTTGTATCACATTTAAAAGATTTTTTACTAAAAAACGGGAAATGGAGTTAATTTCCCGCCTTATATATAGTAGGGGAGTAAAACGAACCGCTTTAAGTTTTACGACCACATCGCTTCGGTAAACCTTCGCGATGCCCCCTAAGGGCGAGTGAAGGTTTTACCCCTCAGTCGCTGTAGCTCCTTCGGGAGTTACCAGAAAACATACGCAAGCGGCAGGTGTAATATAATATTATCTCCAGTATAATATTCTGGGCCTAGTAATAGATCAAAGATTTCAATTACGGGACTTATCCACAGCTTTATACACAGGGAGTTAAATGGCTGAGAACTCAGCAGATATCGCCAAACGGATTATTCTAAACTCCGTAGCTGAAAGTATGACTATAGAACAGGCTTGCGGTTCAGCCGGTAAATCTATTAAGACTTATGAGTACTACCGCAGGACAGATAAGATATTCGCGGACAAGGTAGATAGAACTAGGCTAGGTCTAAGGGATAAAAACTTTGCACTAGGTGATGTAAATGAAATTACCTTCGCCCAGTTCAGGGATCGCTTCTTACATAATAAGACCTTCCCCCATCAACAAAATTTAGTAGATATGATTGAGGTTGGTAAACCTTCTTGGTTACACCCCTCTATGAAGTATGAACCAGGACTCGCTAATAACCGCATACTTCTAAACATTCCACCCAACCACGCCAAGTCAATGACTATTACAATTGACTATGTCACCTGGCAGGTATGTAAGAATCCTAACTTTAGAGTACTGATAGTTTCCCAGACTCAAAGATTAGCAGCAGACTTTTTATACGCTATAAAGCAAAGACTTACTCACCCACAGTATGAGGCCCTCCAGTCAGCTTACGCTGCCGGTATCGGCTTTAAATCTAAGTCAGCCTCCTGGCAAGCAACTCGCGTTACCTTCGGTGATGAATTGCGTGAATCTGGTGAGAAGGATCCCAATATAGAAGCAGTTGGTATTGGCGGTCAGATCTACGGTAAACGAGCAGATATGATTATAGTAGACGATGCTGTAACTCTATCCAATGCTAATGACTTTGAACGACAGATCAAGTGGTTAACCCAAGATGTTAGATCTCGTCTTAACCCTACAGGTAAACTTATTGTAATTGGTACCCGTGTTGCCTCAGTTGATTTATATAAGGAACTACGCAACAACGATAGATATCCTGGTGGCCTAGTACCTTGGTCCTACCTAGCAATGCCAGCTCTACTTACAGTAGATGATGATCCCGATAAATGGGAAACCTTATGGCCAGCTTCTGATCAACCCTTTGATGGTCAGGAAGAAGTAGAGAAGGATCCAGTAACTGGATTCTATCCTAGATGGAATGGGCGTAACCTTTATAACGAACGCCAATCTATGGATGCTTCAACTTGGGCTTTAATTTATCAGCAACAAGATATCTCAGATGATGCAGCCTTTGACCCTGTCTGTGTTCGTGGTTCTATAGATGGTATGCGTAAGTCAGGCAGACTAACCGCAGGTCATCCTGGACACCCAAGAGATTTAAATGGCTTTACCTATATCTGTGGTCTAGACCCTGCAATGGTAGGAGATACCGCAGCTATCTGTTATGCAATAGATAGAGCTACTAGTAAACGCTATATTGTAGATGCTATTAAGATTACACGACCTAGCCCTGCTGCTATTAGAAATTTAATATTTGACTGGACATCCTTGTATGGTCCTAGTGAGTGGATAGTAGAGAAGAACGCATTTCAATCTTTCTTAACACAAGATGAAGGTATCAAGATGCACTTAGCATCTAAAGGTGTACAGTTTAAAGAACACCATACTGGTAATAATAAATGGGATGCAGGTTTCGGTGTTGCATCTATGGCTACCTTATTTGGTACTAAGCAATTTGATGGTAAGCACCATAGGG